TGCCGTCTTTCTTGGTGGTGAAGGAATAACCCCACTCACCCAGGTTGATGGTGCCAGGAACTCCAGAAGTTGTATGATTGAGTAGCAATCTGAAGGCATAGAAGTTTGGCTTGCCCTTGTCTCCACCTGGGAGTCCAGCATAGTCATAATCGATTGTGACAACGTGCTCACCCACCATACCTGAACCGGCAAATCTCACCACTTCACCAATCTCAGGTGTGATGTTGAGAGTTATCTGGGCGGGATTACCACCCTGTGTGATTGTCTGATAGGCAGTGTTGTTGTAAAATGTCTCGGTAGTCGTCGGATTGTTGTACTGGAAGCACTGGTTCGCAACGGGATTGCCTGTGCTTCCGGCTTCTCCATGCCTCCAGGTAATCCAACCGGTGGCAGTGTTCTCACCATCCAGACCCGCTGAGACTGTAGCCAGCTGGTCATACGGTGCGTTTAACTGTGCAGCCGTAGGAACATCACCGGGTTCAAATCTCGTGTTTGTATTAACGAACGGCATTTCTCACCCACACTTCAGCGCTAAAGATTACGAACTCAGACCCATCGGAGTTGGATTCACCGGATGCATACTCTGAGATTGAGCTAATCCACCTGCAATCCACCTTCACAGTCTGGCTACCACAAGGTATGCTGAACGGAAGTGAAACCGTATGTCGCTTGGGTGGCATTGCACCCGTCCTTGCAACGAGGACATCATTCACAAAGACACCCCACTCGGATGTCCAGTCATTACCACGACAGGCTGGGAATGTGAGGATTGGGTCACCACCATTGTTGCAGGTGAGGACATCACATCCGTGCTGCCAATCGATTGTGCAACATCCCACCAGCATCCCCTCACGAGCATCAAAGATGAGGTCCCAGTCTTCGAAACCACTGTAGTATGAGAGTGGGTTCCACCCCTTGCTCCAGTCATCCGTCTTCAGGTCAATGCTGAGGATGTTTGTGAAGACATCGGTGCCACCCTCAAATGAGGATGACCGACGACGCCAGTAGAGCCCCTGTGTCTGAAGGTCTGTCTTGAAACCGGTGATGCCACCTGCGGTAGTCTCGACAGTGTCAAAGATTTTGATATCGTTCGATTGCACGGAATACACAGGCATGTTGTTGCCATTGAGATTGCCGTTCCATTCGACAAGATACTTCTCCAGGTTGGCGGAGAGATTCTCCGGCCGCGCCATGGTATTTTGCGCAATAGGGATGTCGGTGTAAGTCTTCACGTGGGCTGCCCCTTCTGAACGTTGATTCTCTGGTTGAGTGGTATCTGTTCGACCGGTGTGTAGTTGATATCGACACCAAGGATGTGGAATGTGTTAGCACTCACAACAGCCCACTTGAAGTGGTCGACGAGTCCGGTATTGACATCCCATCTCAGCCTCACAACTCTGGGCTCCTGCAGCCTGGAAGCGTTCACCGTGAAGTAGTTCTTGCTGGCGCCATTGTCAGGGCCAAACACTGCATCTTCCCTGGTTGCGAATACCTGTTCTGACCGGGCCATCTTCTGGGCACCAGCACTGGTGGAGACATAGGAGTAATCCTGGCCCCACGACAGTGTCAGGGTTGTGTCGCCATAAGCAAGAATATCCAACTCGACATTGGCGACACGATACTTCAGGGAGTTGTCACCAAAGTCAATCCAGTCTGACACGTAGTGGCAGATGGGTTTTGTCTGGGGTGTCACACTGTAAGTGTAAGTTGTCTGACCAATGCCTGTGAGCCTGAGTCGATTTCCCCATCCATTCTTGCCACTCCAGACGTGCAGGCCCACAAGGTAGCCATCAGGCACAGGGTCTAAGGTGAATGGGTCACTGGTCCAGAAGGGTTTTGTGCCAATGATGATGTTGCCGGTTGGGTCCACTGCCAGGGCGGTGAAGTTCCAGAGGTAGCTTGTGCTATTGACAATGCTGTGTCGAAGGCTCCACTGTCCGTTATCAATGTGATAGACGATACCACGCTGATTGCAGGTTGCACCCTTTGGTGTGAAGTGGCACCACCACTCACGCTCCTTCGAAGAATAGACCGCGGTTGCTCTGGGAAGCCCGGCAATGCTTATCTGTGCAACTTCCTTTGCCAATCCAGCACTTATCTTCTGCACCGAGATGGTTGAACCACCGTCGAGACCACCGGTGATTGCATAGATGCCATCATAACCCATGAACATTATCCCAATACCTGGCACAAGCTTTGCCGTATTGATGGCTGTTGTGCCAATCTCAGGATTCAACTGGGAGACTTGGTAAGGACCACCGTTGCCCACCCTGATGATGTCGATGGCTCTTTGCCTGAAGACGATGAGGTTGTTGTAGTAGGGTGTCAGGCCAGTGATGGCACCACCGGCTGTGTTGCCGATATCAAAGTAGTCAAAGGCACCGAACTGCTCAGGCAGACCCTGTTTCGAGTAGATGACTTTCGTAGGATTCTGGCTACCACCAGCAAGCCATACCGAACCGTTCCAGGTGGCGCCAAATGCGTAACCCGTCTGGATGGTGGATGTGTCGGCAATGGATGGTGCGGTATCTACGAGTTGTCCATCCGGGATGATATCGATGTAGAAATCTGTGCTATTGTCATTGATTTGATTGACAAGATAATAGACAGCATCACCTGCACCAGTAGTGGTATCCACACGCTGGTTCTTAGTACGATAGAGTCGCCTTGCAACGATTCCACTGTTCGCTGGTCCCGTTGGTAAGTGTTTGAGTACGACACCAAACTTTCTTTGGGTTGAGCTTGCCGCCTCTGTCTGCCAACTGATGCCAGAAGCTGAGGAGAGGGGAGATTCAGCACCGGTGTCAGTGATGAATGTCATCTTGTAGTCAAAGTTGTTGGGGTCCTCGTCATCGGCATAACCAAGACCGATTGACCTCTTTGCACCAAAGGTTGGAGCGGCAACACCTTGACCCAACACCTCAGTCCCACTGAGGTAGCCAGGTTGAATGTCCAGGGGCTCTGGGGTGGGCGTTGGTAGGGTGAAACCGAAGTTTCTTACCCTCTCACGGCCATAGAACCACAGGGGCTTGTCATAACCGTTGATGATGAGGAGTCGATTACCGTAGGGGATGTACTGGGTTCCTGGCTCATTGAGTTTCGGAATGTGACGACCCGATGCCAGAATAACAAGGTCATTCAGGAATCCAGCCGCCGATGTGACACCCTTGTTTCCCCACCAGTAGTAGAGACGACCACCGCTCTCAACGAGGTAATACACTTGCTCTGTGTTCTGCTTTGCCCAGACATAGAGTGAATCAACTTTGTCCGCAAATAAGTCACGAAGGAGCTCTGTCTCTAAGCCCGGAGTGAATGCCGTGCCCTGGTCCCACCAGGGTTCGATGCCACGGTCAAAGAGCCAGCCACCACCCTGAGGGTCATACCTTGCCGCTGTGATGTCATCGGCAGCATTGGAAGACGCCGGTTTCCACCGCTGTTCGATGCCGGCGGCATTCTCAAACTGAATGCTCTTCTTGGCCAACATTAGCTAAGTCTCCGGAGTGATTGATAATCGTAGGGTGCAAATCCCTCGGTGGCACCAATGTTGAATCGACCACGAACAATGGAGGAGTCGATATGGTCACAATACCTCTTCTCCAGGTTCTTCACATCCCTTTCGATTCTGCGCCTGTAAGTATCAGACATTGCAGCATTGCCCAACTTCAGGTAGAGCTCTTCCAGGGTCTTGTAGACGATGAGTTGATGAAACTCGTAAGGCATCTCAGGGGTGTCGGTAGCTTCTGCCAGGAGGGGTGGCTTGTAAACATATCTCATCTCACCAAACCGCAGGAAGTCCTGAGGCACCTTGGGAGGACCACCCACAATGGCCGCCTGCTGTGTCACCGTCACATCCCAGGCATCCACTCGAGGATAGGGCCTGATACGGAGGTGCTGACCGTCAATCTCGATGTAGCGCCTGTTGCCTGGGTCGATGCAGTTGAAGAATGGGATTGTGACACTTGCATCGGTATCCTGGGCAATGATGTTGTCCAAGAATGTGGAGACGTTGCGAATGACACCACCCGTATTGAAGAACTTCCAGGCCGGCAGTCCAAGTCTCTCACCGGTGGAGCGGTTAAAGTTCTCATTCCAAAAGATGACTTTGCGGAAGCCCTCATACTGTGTCGGTTGCCTGTCCTGTGTCTGGAAGGAATCCGCAACGATGGGCTGGTCATCCCAGGAGAAGAAGTTTGCCGTCACAGCGTAAGTGCCATTTTGGACCGGCATTTGAACCACTTCCGGATAGGAGAGGGCACTGAGCTGACCGTCAGCGGTGAGGAATGCCCAACAGACTTCAAGGTAAGAACCAGCAGGAAATCCTGCTGCAGGTTCAAGCTCTCGAAGGGTTGTTGTCAGGGTGAGCTTCTCGGCCGGTGGCACGAATGCCGGTGGTGTCCAGACAAAGGCCTCAGCATAGGCAGCCTTGTAGTCTGTACGAAGGTTGAGCTCCTCATCACGTCTCGGAAGAATGGCACGCAACTTTCCGTAGGGCGGTAGTGCCCCGGAACCGACGTTACTGGGATTGTCCCTGTGCGAGAGGGAGAGGAGCTCAAGAGTGTCCTGGGGAAGCTTGTAGTAGCGCTTCTTGATGACCCAGTCGGTGGAATCTGTGTTTGTGGTGCCAACGAAGGGCTTGTCGAGGAGAATCTGACTCTGCGAGACGACCTTGGAGATGGTGTATTCAAAGTTGTCGAGGTCGAAGATTGTCCCTTCCCAGTCCTCAGGGGTGAGCCTATCGATGGCGGCACTGAATGTGACACTTCGTGACCCCTTCTGGACGTTGGCATTGACATTAACTGCTGGAGCAATAACATCCCTCTGGGGCAGAATGTCTGGAAGAAACTTGAAGAGTGCGAGTTTCTGGCTCCATGTCCATCTCTTCATTGTCCATATGGAGAGGTAGGCATCATTGACCAGCTGGTCTATTTGGTCGTTGAAACCCTGTAAGTCTGGGGAATAATCAAGCGTGTTCTTGATTTTTTCACGAATGGATGTTAGATTCATTTAGATTGCCTCCCCCATAACTATACAATAAACACAACAGGGGTTCCAGCCCCGAAGAGCTGGAACCCCCCTCCTCATCAAGAGAAGTTGTTTATGACCCAAACATCGCAAAGACCACCGGCTGCAGCCTCGAGGGAGATACCGCAGATGGGAGCTGTATCGGCCGCAGCGTAGGCGTTGGCGATACCGGCACCGGTGTTATCAACCACCAGGGCGACACCGGCGGCGGCGACAGCGTTATCCACCTTGGCACCTTCGACATAGCCTGAGGTGACCACGAAGACCTTGCTGCCGGATGTCAGCGAACCGTCGGTCTCAGCTGAACCGATGCAGACACCGCAAACCAGGGGGTTGCCCGTGGCGGTTGCACCAGTTGCAGTGATAACCGAAAGAACGCGAGCTGCGCCGGTGACTGCGGTGTTGAACTGGACCCAGTCACCAACTGCCACGGTGCCACCGGTGAGGAAGACCTCAACTTTCAGACGGTTGGAAACG